CTAAAGTTCAAGGAACTAAGATCATTGAAGTCAAACTTGATGGGGTCCGTGTCATCACTATTGTTTATCCAGATGGCCGTGTTGATCAGTTTAGTCGTAATGGTAAGGAACTTGTAAACTTTGAACTAGTCAAACAACAAATCAGCAAAGTAGCAGGCACTTTTACTGAACCCATGGTACTGGACGGTGAGATCATGAGCTCCAGCTTCCAGGACTTGATGCGGCAAGTGCATCGCAAGAGCAATGTTAAAGCCAACGATGCCGTTCTTAACTTGTTTGATGTCGTACCTCTAAAGGATTTTGAGTCAGGTAAGTGTAAAAATACACAGATCACACGTAGCGAATTCCTGCAAAAATGGTTTGCCGCACACGAAGATCAACTGCCCAATGTCACTGTTCTGGCGCACGAAAAAGTCGATCTGGACACTGTGGCTGGTAAGAAGCGATTTAAGGAAATCAATGCTCAGGCCATTGCAGGTGGCTACGAAGGTATCATGATCAAAGAGCCAGACGCAGGCTATGAATGTAAACGTAGTGTAAGCTGGCTCAAGCTCAAGCCCTTTATCGAAGTCAGCTTGACTGCTATTGCAGTTGAAGAAGGCACTGGTAAGAATGTAGGGCGCATGGGTGCAGTTGTATTCGAAGGCGAAGACGATGGACGACTGATCACCGTTAACGTGGGTAGTGGGTGGAGCGACAAGGATCGTGACGACATCTGGCGTGCCCGTGCGGTGGTCGTCGGTGAAGTAGGCGAAGTACGTGCTGATGCTGTCACACAAAATCAGGACGGTACGTTTAGTCTGCGTTTCCCTCGCTTCAAAACATGGCGTGGTTTTAAGCCAGGAGAAAAACTGTGAACGAACGAATTGAAAAACTTGCAGTACAAGCAAGAGCAGAAACCTACGCTCACTTTGATGATGAGACATTTGACTGGGATGTTTGGCATACAGTCTTTCAACACAAGTTCGCCGAGTTGATTATTGCTGAGTGTATTGATGTATTCAGTAAAGATTTACCGGATACTACAAGCCCGGATTATCAACTAGGTAGCCTTCCAGAAGTCGTCAATCGTATCGCTAATGTAGCAGAACATTTCGGAGTTGAAGAATGAACGAACGAATTCGAGAACTTGCTGAACAGGCTGGGTATTATATTGATCCAGATTTTGATATTGAATTTGAAGTGTTTGCCAAGTTGATTGTTAGTGAATGTGTGAATGTTGCCGATGAAGTATCTATGGATGATACAGTTGGATATGCTTTATTAGAACATTTTGGAGTTAAAGAATGAACGAACGAATTCATGATCTTGCGATGCTGGCTAGAAAACATTTTCCTAAAACAGAAACAAGTGGAGAGTTTTGGGTACTTGACGAGGAAAAGTTCGCCGAACTGATTGTTAGGGAATGTATCGGCTGTTGTGAGCAAGTTATTAGCGACCCTGTTCCCGAATCAGTGGATACTTGGTTGAATGGTGGCGAGCAATGTATTGTCGAGATTAAACAACATTTCGGAGTTGAAGAATGTTAGGTGTTATAATTGACTTGACTGACCCTGACAAGGCGAGAGACTTTATCGAGTGGTCAAGAAAAAGTAATACCCAATGGGACTTGCCTCCAACAGGATATATGACTATGGTATACTTCAACAATATTTTTGATTTATTGAGGTGGATATGAACGAACGAATTCGAGAACTTGCTCTACAGGCTAATGGACCAAATCCGTTTTATGGCACATTAAAGAACCAAATGACTTTGTTAGGTGATGACGCTGTTGAAAAGTTCGCCGAGCTGATTGTGCGAGAATGTTGCTCCAAGTTAGAGGAAATGGGAGAAAGCTGGCACGAGTTTGCCCGGAACCCGCCGCGAGGACAAGCACATAACGCAAGTGGGGCATTGTTTGCCGCATATCGTTTGAAAGAAGATGCTGTTGATGAGATTAAAGAACATTTTGGAGTTGAATAGTGATTACCGACATAATCGACCGCGAAATTAAAGTAGATGACTACGTTGTCTTCTACAATAATATCTACAAAGTTCAGTCTCTAGGTAGAGAAGGCACTAATGGTGCAGGCATGGTTAGAATGATATTAGCCAAACCTAGTAAAACAACTAAACCAGTTCGCAAGTACAGTAAAGAATTATGTATCTTGCACAAGGAAGATATTTTAATTTGGCTATTGAAAGGCGGCGGATAATGGATTTTATTCGATATCTTTGGGTTAGAGCCGAAGAATTTACAAAATTCACTGTTATTGTTCTTACTGCTTCCGTGGCTTTGGCTATTATTGCACTTACCTACGAATCAAAGATTTTATATTTTATCAGTCAGACAATTTGTTGGGGTTATGTTGCCTATGTTTTTGGCTATCATATTGTTTACATGACACTAAAAGACAAGTATAATAAGTTTCGCAAAGAACAAGAAGAACTATTCATTAATATCAAAGATCCAAAATGAACGCAAATATAGAACAAAGTTTTGATCTAGAGCAACAAATTTTAGACTGCTGGGCCATTACCAGTCAAATAGACTCTCTTTTAGAGGGCGTGCTTGAGCACGATATCACACGTGATCAGATTGCTAATGTACTCATAGGCCTAAAAGATTTGTATGACATTAAATTTGACAAAGCGTTTCGTACATTTGAAAATGTACATCAGACCGTATTAAAGGCAGATAAACATGAGTCCTGAATTAGATGCACAGTTGTGCGAAAAATATCCAAAATTAATGATTAACCGCAATAAACCCATGACCGAAACTTGCATGTGCTGGGGTTTTGATTGCGGTGACGGATGGTATAATATTCTCGATCAGCTCATGGGAAATATACAGAATCATATAGACTGGAAAAATCGTCAAACTGAGCTGGTTAAACAAGTAACATTAGATCAGGTCAAAGAAAAATTTGGCACACTGCGATTTTACTATACCGGTGGTGATGACGTTATTGACGGCATGGTTCGTATGGCAGAGTCTATGTCAGCCGTTGTCTGCGAAACCTGCGGTGCGCCTGGAAAACGCAGAGGTGGTGGTTGGGTGCGTACACTATGCAACCATCATGCAGAAGTTGCCAACATATATACAGACGAGCAAGTGTGATTAAGAAATTTAATATATTTTGCGTTTTATGTTTACTAATATACGGAGTAGTATCAATTGTTGTTGACTTTAAAAATTTGGCGTTCTCCAATAGGCCGGAAAATAATGCTAGACTCTTTTGTTGGCAGAATAGAGTTTTTGTCGAATTTAGTGGCAGTTATGGTGCATGGGGTTCGCAGTTGCTTGACGCTGAAGGTTACCCCATGGCGTGCTCTAAAAGAAACATCACAGAAAGTAAAAATTATGAAAGCTAAAATGAGCACCAAAATTGCTAGTACGATGTTACTAGGTGCATTAAAGGAATTTGTAACCAATGAAAAATACTTTAGGTACAGTTCTGTTGGCATGGAATATAGTTACTTAACTGACACAGGCAAGGAAGAACTGGATAAAATGTTAGCAGTTAATCTGGCACTATTACGTGATAGTATAGAGTACGATCAAGAAGAAAGTGCAAAGAAATTAATGATTGATATTTTAAAATCATGAAGATCAGATCTATTCGTTCCGATGACATCGACTGGTTAATGGACGATGGTATTAAGTTGGTACCAAGATCTGCTCTTGAAATAACCAGTGAGTGCCCAGAGGCATATAAACAAATTATTGCAGAGTGTGTGCATCGTGGTTGGCTACGAACTATCGCTTATCAATATAAGCATGAAGAATTTATGGAGAAATTAGCAAAATGACAAACCCATTTTGATGATAAATAAGTGTGTGATTTACTTGTACATTAAAACTCATCGAACTACAGGGTTAAAATATCTAGGAAAAACTTCTGCAGAAGACCCATACTCCTATCCTGGATCTGGAAAAAGATGGAAAGCACATCTAGAAAAACATGGCTACAATTTTGATACAGAAATATTACTAGAAAGCGATGATCCCAGTAAAATAAAAGAAGCAGGATTGTATTACAGTAAGGCGTGGAATGTCGTTGAAGATATTACATGGGCGAATCTCAAACCAGAATCGGGAGACGGCGGACCATTCGTACATACCGAAGAAGCTAAAGAAAAGATAGGAAAAGCGTCTAAAGGAAAACCTAGTCTATATAAAGGAATGACTTACGAAGAAATTCAAAAAGACAAGGATAAGGCGGTTAAAAGAAAAGAAAATCATAGTATATGGATGAAAGAAAACAATCCATATCGCGGAAAACAACATTCAGAGGAAGTTAAGAAAAAGATGAAAGAATCCGCATCTAAAAGACTAGAGTTAAGCGAAGAAGAAAGAAAACAGAGCTGGGGACACTTAAAAGGGAAGCCTTGGTCTGAAGCACGTAAATTAGCACAAGCAAATAGAAAAAAGGAAAAATAATATGAATCCATTTAGAGATCAGGAAAAATTTATGCGAGCATGTGACCAAAGCGTTGAAGGCTTTAACGCAGACCAATTCAATATGTACCTTAAACTAATCGAAGAAGAAGCCGATGAATTGGGCGTAGCTATCGCGGCACATGACAAAGTAGAAACACTTGATGCACTTATTGACATTTTAGTTGTTACCATCGGTGCTATTCACAGTGCAGGATTCGATGCAGAAGGTGCATGGAAAGAAGTTATGCGAACTAACTTTGCCAAGATTGACCGAGATACTGGCAAAGTTCGAAAGCGTGAAGACGGTAAGGTGCTCAAACCACTGGGTTGGACTCCACCTGAATTAATGCCATTTATAAACACAGATGTTTAAAGTAAAATATTATATCACAGGTGGCACTCTCGCAACAAAATATTTCAGCTCTATGCATGATGCAGTTATGTTTTGTGTATATCAAGCGCCGCCCTGGAGTGTTCACAGCTTGGATAAAGTAGAACCATAATTAAAAAGGTAACTTTTTTGTCACCGATTTTAAAGCATCGGTGATTTTGTTTGTGTCCAAGTTATCTAGTATATTTGACTTTTCTGTAAAGTTCAAGCCTGGCATAGAACTTCCTGTGATACGTTGATACGCAGACCCTGCGGCAAGTTTTTGTTGCCACGTAGCAGGATCTCCTGTTAGTTGATTTAGCTTGCCTTTTTCTATTAAACCAGCGGTTCTATCTAGCCCTCTAGCAATTATATCTTTGTTTGAATCTATCTTTCCATAGTCACCGTCTTTGGATACTCGTAGTTCTTCAATTCTACGCTGTCTATTTCTCTCATCTTGACTCATAAATTTAGCGGCACGTTCCCATTCCCCACGAGCATATAATCCCATAAGATCGATTTTATCCTCGGCTACGTATGCATATGTGGCGTCACCGGTGTCTCTTTGAAAGCTGACTATGACGTCAAACATCCTCTTAGGTACTTTTGTTACACCTATAGATTTAAGCATTGCTCTAGCTTTTTCTTGTTCTCTTTCTATTTCTCGCTGAAATAACTGTTCCGCCTGTTCTTCATTGACACCCTTAGTATAAATCTCAGCTGGTTCGCCGGTGATATTCGTATCAGAATTTGCAGACAGCCTCTGTGCATCTATAGGATTGTTTAAATTTGTTGACGTAATAATATTGGTTGCACTGTTTACTAATTCTGCCGAATTATTTTTCATAGTCTGAACCACAGAGTTGTCCATTTTAAAGTTGTCTGATACAATTTTTGTAAAATTTACCATATATTATCCTTAGGGTGCGGTTGATCCAAAGCCCACAGAAGGACCTGCTAGATTACCCATGGCGTCTACTGCCACAGGAGAAAATCCAGAACTTGTTTTGATATTACCTTTCATATCATCTGTGACTTCTGCTTGGTCAATACTTACTTCCTCGTCTTCCTTGACGTCACCAGTAACGGGATTTTCGTCATCTTTGGGCTGACGAGGCTCCTTGTCAGGTGCGGGATCTGCTTTGCTGGTTGCAGTACCCGCGGGTGTATCAATTTTGCCTGCGTGGCCTTTCCAAGGTTCGTGTTCAGGAATAACGGTGCAGATACTATCCTTGACGACATCATTGACTGGCAACGAGTTTACTGCAATTTCAGTGGCAGCCGTGGCTTCTGGGCCGTTCATATGAATTACTGGAGCAGTTTCATAATAACCCGTGCCGGCCTTTGCATAGGTATTTCCCAGGCTGGTCATGTGAATATCACTGGCCGCTGTGGTGTGCAAACTTTTTCCTGTTTGTAGACTTAGGTTATCTGACTTTGCTTTAACATTAATAGCCCTGCCTGCTTCTATGTTAACATCAAGACCTGCACGTAAGTTTATATTTTTTTCACTGTGTATGTTAATGTCCTTGGCACCATAGATATGCACTTGACCGTCGTTGCTTAATTCCAACCAGGTATCACCATTTTTAGTGATCATATAAGCGTGTCCGCTAGTATCGTCTAATAATAACTGTGTACCGTTTTGTGTTCGTAAACGTATCTGTCTATTGTTGCCATCCTTGTCACCATCATCCATGACAAATTGTTGTTGGCCCGGAGTTAGTATACCTATTACTTTGCTGGGACTTTCACGCTCTACACTACTGGAGCTTAATCCTCTGGTAAAGTCTTTTTCTAGGCCCTGCTTCTTTACAGCTTCCCAGAGAGGCTTGTGTGTCACATATTTTTTATAGTCAGAGTCTTTGTCTTTTTTATTCTTAGGTGCTGCTGGTCTATCATCACCATCGTAAGTTTTCTGTCTACCTATACCGGGGATACTTACCTGTGTGCCTCGCTGGAATATGCTGGCAAAATAGTAACCATTAGTGGTCTTGCCGCCGGCAAAGGCACAAAGCACCCACGTATCTATGTTAGGCGGTGTCGCCCAAAATCCATAGCTTTTGATAGTGTCTGAATATTCTGTTACATTTTCACCCTGTTCATACAAGCTAGTCGCACCGCCAAATGGGCTGGCATAGCTTACTGTGATCCAATCTTTTTCAGGATCGCCGCCGAACTCGGGTATATAAACTTTTATTCTACCAAAGTTTTGCAAGTCATCTACTTTCTTTACCATGCCTGCAAAAATGCCAACGGCACTGCTAATGCCCACACTGTCGCTGGCACTGGGATTATATGCTTTGGGTGTCGTTGTTGCACCGTATGGGTTGGCTATTCTTGTCATTGTTGCACTCCGGGCGGTCTACCCTTGGATATTTTATCTATATAAGATATTTCACCGGGGCCTGCGGTGTTGGGTAGTAAGAATCTATCTTTTCCGTTTCTACCAGCAGGAACACCTTCTCCATAATTATAATACCCATTCATAGCCGCTATACCTTCATCAAAACTTTTATAAGAATTATATGTGCCTGTTTTGGAATTATGTCCTAGGCCCGCAGGATTATTAACGCTTGCCGGTCCTTTCCAAGTTGTATTTTTCTTCCAGTCTTCTAAACCACCACCATTGCTTTTTTGCATGGCCAGAGCAGACAATGTTTCAGGACTATAAGGTTTATATTTGTCCACGCCGGCACTTTGGTAAGCAGACTTGTTAAGATTACTTTCGTGTTCAAAACGTGCTTTTAATTGATTTGCATATTCAGATTTGGCTTGCTGATATGCCTGATCCTTGGACAAACCAGATGCAGTTAGTTCTTTGGCTCTATCCACAGGATTGACCACTGCAGGCGGTGGATTGTTCTTGGCTAATTCATCATATTTCTTCTTGGCTGCATTTATTTTTGGATTACTGCTCTGTGTCTGTTGTGTCTCTACTCCTCGAGCACCTAATAGGTCTGGTGCAACGGGTTTGCCGATATTTTCATTTTTTAATTCTTTAGATCTACTAGTTTCCGTAGGAGCTCCGTTGCTAGACATGGACGGATTGGAACCACCTGATCCACTGGCACCAGGTTGTGCATTTGTTGCCAGCACATTATTAACGTATGCTTCGAAACCGCTGTCACTGCCGCTGGCACCGCCCATGGCACTTAGAGGTAGGAATTTGCTGGGTATTGTAATATCTCTTTTTGTATATAAAGTCTGTGTCCACTTACCTTCTTTGAATTCATTTTTTACTTTATGAACCATGTAGATACCTACAATTTGATCTGATGTAGAAAATTCCATTAAATCATTTTGACCATCATTGGTTGGCAATTGTGCATTATAATAAATTAAATTTCCGCCCTTGTAATATTGTGCTTGTTCATAGTTTGACCAAGAATGGTTGCGTGAAGTAAATTCAGGATCTATCAGTGGTAATTCTGCAGATATTTTTTCTCTTATACCATCATTGACACCTATTTGTGCTAGGCCTTTGGCGCCTGCCATCATTAAATTAGGAGTACCCAGCCAGTACGGGTCTCCAAATATTTCTAATTCAAGTTCCATTAAATCTCTTTCAGAACATTGAACAGCAAATAACTTTTCTACAAGATGTTCGTTTTCGCTTTTTGGATCATCTGCCTGTTTGACAATATTATCTGGTTCCATTCTAGGACGCAGAGCCGCTGGTGCATTTTTTAATGTATTTGTTATTTCACCATAGTCTGTGTCCTCTGCAATGACCCAGGGAGTCTGTGCCACAGGAGTTCCACCATAGGCCTGCGGCGGTTGTTCTCTGTTATAGTTTTGTTTATTAATGGGACCGTCGCTGGTCTTACCTCTATCTGTCCACATAGTAGGAAAGCTAGGTAAAAAATACATCATATTAAATTGCAGGTTAGCACGTATAATATCCATGTTTAATCCTGTATAATAGTGATAATACGCCTTGCGAAGTAAACCGCGTGTTATGTATTGATTTAGTTTGCCCAGTACTTTGCTCTGTGATTGGTTGGCGTTTAATAAATCAACTTCATCGGGATATTGATACATGTTTGGCTGATCTGCTAAGAATATCGCAAATACATGTTTTACCGCATATCTACTTCTCTTTGTATCAAACGCTTTGTATATTGTATGGGTTTCTACTCTAAAGAACTTGTATATATCGCCCATACTTGCTTCCAGGGCCGCTTGATTGTCAGTACTAGATCCTTGTCCGTCTGGTTGTTGTGGTGTTTTTCTACCCGGCATCAATTCAGTAATACCATCAGCTTGCTGTAGTACCCTGGTAATCTGAGATATAATAGTGGAACCTGACTTGGCAGTAACATCCCAGGAATCATTAAACCAACGTGAGGGATGACCTGCCTTAGCCCAAAAACCGTTCTTTGCTAATTCTGCCGAATCCTTGGATGTAAACTTCATATTATCTAAAACCGGATCCAGTATAAAATGATATTCGTCATGTGTTGGCTCTGCTGCCGCAGGGTGGTCGCCGCCGCCACCAGAAGTTGCACCGTCTTTTTGTCTTGCTTTGGCTGCTTTGAATTCTGCAAGCTCAAGTTCTTTTCCTAGACCACTAAAATAATCTTTTAATGTCTGCACACCCTCTACCGTGATAGATTCTTTGATAGGCTGTGTCATATCTGTTTGACTGTGATGTGCCGCAGGTCCAAATCTAATTATGTATTCTGTTCCTTTTTCACTGATGCTTGTTTTGGCTTCCAGCGCCAATAACATTATTGGAAACGAATACACATATTCGCCGGGTTTAAAATTTTCAGCCCTGAGTTCTACATCAAGAATATACCTAGCATCCAAGTGATTTTGTACGCCGTTTTTAATTGCGGCATATCTTAGATAATCCAAGAATCTAGCACCCAAAGGTTCCGCTATTTTTATTTCTCCAGTTATATTATATGCCACTGCGCTGGCACCGTTGGGACTTACTAATTGGTCGAAATTAACTTCATTGATAAAAAATTTACCGGTTGTTGCCGTTTCAGCAATTACTATACCCAGATTAGAATTCATAGAATTCAACTTTTGTGGGTTCATAGAAGTTAATCTAAAATAATAGGTATCTGCCATTTTACTCTTTACGTTCCGTCATGTGCTTTGTGTCTTGGATTTACTAGTATACCAACAGCATTTCCTGCACTGCTACCGCGCCCTACTGGTGGTGAAGCAACTTTATTCCTGTTACCTTGATTATCGCTGCCAGGCTTTGCTTTGCCACCAGGTCCTGGTTTATCTGCAGGTGGTGTTCCCATGGGCTTGGCACCACTGGATTCATTGGGCCTTCTATCCTTGGTGGGTGTGGGTGTAGAATCTTTTAGTGACTTGCCGGCTTCAAAACCTGCGGCAGCCATATATGGCTTACCTGTTTTAGGATCTATACTATTAGGATCTACGGCAGCACCGCCGTTGGGCCTGGCTTCATAGTGTAAATGAGGACCTGTGCTTATGCCTGTATTTCCAGTATAACCTATAGTATCCCCTGCTTTGATCTTATCTCCGGCTTTCATGCCAGGAGGGAATCCATCTAAATGTCCAAATCTATACTGTGTACCATTGGCATCCCTGGCGTATACAACGTTGCCGTACCCAGAACCAACACCTGCTTTTTCTATGGTTAAGTCGCCGTTTGCCACTATAGGACTTCCTATAGGTGCCCTATAATCGCAGCCCTGATGATTAGTTGATGCTCCTGCTGTAGGACTATGTCTATGCCCAAAGCCACTGGTTTGTACCGCCATTACCTAACCTCAGCTAATTTTATAAGCATTACGTCTTTATTGGGTACAAATAATTGCATACCCGCTTTTAGATCCCAGACGGGATCTTTTATACTGTCTGGATTGGCCAATGCAATAATCCACCAATATCTACTGGTACCATATTGTTGGTAACTAAAAAGATCCGGTCTATTTTCGCATTCCGGCGGTACCGTTATATAATCGCCGTCTGTGATTTTAAATGTGGGTAATATAGTGGTATCAAGATAAAAATTCTTGATTTCGCCAACATTGTATAGATAGCTTTTTTCGTTATATGATGCCATTATATATACCCATCTCCTGACAATGCACCACGGCCAAAATCATCCAGTGAAAATTCATTGGAAGTTTTGTATGTGTTCATTTGTACGTTTAGTGTGATGCTTATTTGAAACAATGACGGTAGGTACATGGGCAATGACTGTATGCGCTGTGCTGTGATAACTATTTCGTTTTCTGCTGCCACTCTATTAGTTGCGTTACCTGGATTCCTACCCGCAGGCTCGGTGGAGCCAAGATTACCTTTGGTGTCAAATACACCATAGATATAATCCACATCTTCTGGAAAGGTAACACTGAATTTTGATATCACCACCGGCACGTTTTCAAATACCTGAGAGCCATATGCAAAAAATCTTAGAATCCTAGGAGGTTGCCCTTTGGCTCCGTCCAGTTTTCCATAATTCATTTTTGTATATGTTCTTAAAAAGCGCAATGCGTATTCACTTTGTTTGAAATGTTCAGTGGTATGTGCACTAAACTTTGCCATTATTGATATCGACGGCGGTTCGCTTCTAGCATAGGCATATGGCTGATAATTGGTGTGAACCAAATTATAAGCATCATATTTTACGTCCTGCCCATACTCAATCTGAGGTGTGTACTGAAAACGCAATGGTTCAGCGACGCCTTTAACCGGATTTGTTGCCTTTAAATATACATTGTCCATGTCAGTATTTATAGTAAAATAATGTATAGTTTTAATATAAAGTGTTGACATTGTCATTTTAACCTGCTAAAATAAACCTATGGCAACATCACAAGCAAATCCTTTGGCAAAACAATACCTTACAAACAAGGAACTGTTAAAGGAAATTCACCTAAGTAAAAATAATTATAGCTCATATACAAAGCCCGAGTACTGTGATTATGATCTGATCCTACCTGACACGGACAAAATCAACATAAGAACAATAGCAGAAGCTAAACGTAATCGGGCTTTAAAATTGAGCCAAAGAGCTCTGGCAGAAGCCCAGCTCGTCAATCCAAAAACTAAGCTAGCAGACGTCGAAATAGACTATAAAAAAGTTGCAAAAACTGACGTAGTGTTTAGGATTATGACGCATGATCATATTCCACTGGAACCTGGCCGTAAAAAGACTCCAAAAAATCGCGGAGATCATCACAGTAAATGCAACTTTCCACCGTTTCAGCACTTTAAATTTGAAGAATTTGACGGCGAGGAAAAACTGGTCTGCGTGGGGAAATCGCACTGGCGCGGTGACATGGCCACAGGCGAGTTCTCTCTGGAAGGACAGATAACAAAGAAACTCGCTAAAAGTTATATGCTACTCTGTGAAAGATACAGTATGCGATTTAACTGGCGAGGATACACTTATGTAGATGAGATGCGCAGTCAAGCTCTATTGCAACTCAGCCAAATCGGCTTGCAATTTGACGAAAGTAAATCACAGAATCCTTTTGCTTATTACACGGCAGCCATTGACAACAGCTTTACTCGTATATTAAACATTGAAAAGAAAAATCAAACTATTCGAGATGACTTATTGATAGAATATGGCAGTAACCCCAGCTTTACTAGACAGTTCGAACATGAAGCAATGATGCGTGATGAGCGCGAACGCATTTCTAACTTAAAAACAGAAGATTATTGACTATGACCCAGTTATTTAAAAGAGCCGCAGTGTTTACAGATATACATTTTGGTATGAGACAAAATAGCAAAACACATAATGAAGACTGTGAAAATTTTGTAAAATGGTTTTGTAAAGAAGCACGTAAACGTGATTGTGATGTTGCGATCTTTATGGGTGATTGGCATCACCATCGTGCCACTGTCAATGTTAGCACACTGAACTATACGGTAGAAGCCATCGATCATATCAGCAAAAACTTTGAACGGTTCTTTTTTATACCCGGTAATCACGATCTTTATTATAGAGAAAAGCGAGACCTTAACAGTGTTCCTTTTATTCGAAATCAGAAAAATATTATTTTAGTAAATGATGTCTACACCGAGGGTGACGTCAGTCTTGTACCTTGGTTGGTAGGTGACGAATGGCAGGCCATGAAAAAATTAAATAGTCGCTATGTATTTGGTCACTTTGAACTACCTAGCTTTAAAATGAACGCCATGGTAGAAATGCCGGATCATGGCGGACTAAATCGTGGGCACTTCCCCAATCAAGAACGTGTATTTTCTGGTCATTTTCATATGCGTCAGCACAGCGGCAACGTCAGCTATATCGGCAATGCGTTTCCGCATAACTATGCAGACGCCTGGGACGACGATCGTGGCATGATGATTTTGGAATGGGGCGGCGAGCCAGAATACATTGCTTGGCCTAACGCACCAAAATTTAAAACTATTGATCTAACAAGACTGATTGAAGATCCCAGCAAGTACATGGACGAAAATACTTTTATCAGAATCACCTGTGATGCAGATGTAAGTTTTGAAGAAGCAACATTCCTAAAAGAAAACTGGCTGGAAGAATATAAGCTACGTGAGATTACTCTTATTCCAGCAAAACGCGAAGAACATGCACAGGATTGGAGTGGTGATGTTCACTTTGAAAGTGTGGATCAAATTGTGTTAACACAATTAGCAGCAATTGAAAGCGATGTAGTAGACCGCCAAGTTCTTATTGACATCTACAACAGCCTTACTGTATAATAATATCAATGATTAAAATTAAAAATCTAACAGTTAAAAATTTTCTCAGTGTTGGTAATGTAACACAGGGGCTACGAATGGATCAACACGGTCTAACTTTAGTTCTCGGCAATAACATGGATCTAGGCGGTGACGGAAGTCGCAATGGTACAGGTAAAACCACAATTGTTAATGCACTAAGCTATGCGTTATATGGCAACGCACTGACTAATATCAAAAAGGATAACTTGATCAACAAGACCAACAATAAAGGTATGTTAGTCACTGTTGATTTCGAATCAAATGGTCACAACTATAAAATAGAGCGCGGTCGCAAGCCCAATGTTCTACGTTTCGTTGTTGATGATCTGAATCGTGATAGTTCTAGCACTGAGGAACAACAGGGAGAAAACAAAGAAACACAGGCTGAAATAGAAAGAGTTATCGGCATGGGACATGACATGTTCAAACATATCATGGCACTGAATACTTACACTGAACCTTTTCTCAGTCTTAGAACAAATGAGCAAAGAGATATCATTGAGCAACTATTAGGCATCACACAGCTCAGTGAAAAAGCCACATTACTTAAAGATCTGATAAAAACAACCAAAGATAATATAAAAGAAGAAGAATTTAGAATAAAGGCAGTAACTGATGCAAACAATAAAATTAAAAACTCTATTGATGATCTCGAACGTAGAAGTCGTCTTTGGCAGGCCAAGCAGGCGGAAGATCTTGAGAAACTTGCGGCTAGTATAAACGAACTATTAAACATAGACATCGAACAAGAGCTAACAAATCATAAATCATTGGCCGTATGGAAAAGCAATGAAAAAGAACTAAAACAACATAATAAAGATCTGGCCGGCTATCAAAGCGCGATCAAGCGAATCACACAACAATTAAATGATTTAGCCAGTGCACAGGGCAAAGCACTGGATCATAAATGTCATACCTGTGGACAAGATGTACATGACCATCAGCAAGCAAACTTGATCAAAGAAATCAACGATGCTATCGCTTTACTTGCAGACGAACTTGAACAAGCGCAACAAGATCTCAGGCAAACAGAAACGTTGATCAAAGATCTAGGTAAGCTAGGCACTGCACCCACTGTGCGATACAACAATATTGACGATGCAGTCAATCATAAAAGTACTTTGGAAACTATGCAGAATCAGTTTGAACGTAGGGCGCTGGAACATGATCCCTATGTTGAACAGATTGACCACTTGCGTTTGACTGCACTGGAAGAAATTAATTTTGAAACTATCAATGGTTTAGTAAAATTAAATGAGCATCAAGACTTTTTGCTTAAGTTACTCACAGCCAAGGATAGTTTTGTAAGGAAACGTATTATTGAACAGAATTTAACTTATCTAAATCATAGGCTTGCACATTATTTAGAAAAGTTAGCATTGCCGCACGAAGTTAAATTCCGTAGCGATCTCGAAGTTGATATTACTCAACTGGGACAAGAGTTTGACTTTGATAATTTAAGTCGCGGAGAACGTAACAGACTGATCTTAGGATTGAGCTGGGCTTTCCGTGATGTTTATGAAAGTCTAAACAAGCCATTAAATCTGTTGTTCATTGATGAAATGATTGACAGTGGCATGGATGCCAATGGTGTTGATAATGCTCTGGGTATACTTAAGAAGATGGCCAGAGAACAAAAGAAGAATATTTTCTTGATTAGCCACCGTGATGAACTGGTGGGGCGTGTAAATAACATACTACAAGTAGTCAAGGAAAACGGATTCACAACGTTTAATACCGACGTCGAAATGGTAGAAGCATAAGGAAAACTTAAAATGACAGAACAAACAGAAATCACAAATCCACACGAATATATCGTAGCACAATACGAAGCATACATGGCAGAAAATACTAAGTTTGCAGACAAGGGTGTTAAAGCGGCAGCGGGTCGTGCTCGCAAAGCATTGCAGGAAATGAGCAAAGGCATCAAACTGCGTCGCAAAGAAATTACAGAGCAAAAAGCGGCATTATCAGCTAAGTAATCACGCTGATGACATGGTTGTTTGAAGGACAAGTAATTGATACCTTACCCGATGACTGTATAGGTTTTGTTTATCTCATTACAAATACAGTTACGGGTCGTAAGTACGTGGGTAAAAAACTTGCTAAGTTCTCCAAAACAACCTACAAAGTCGTTAAACAAAAAAACGGCACCAAAAAACGTAAAAAAATTAAATCTAAAATCGACAGCGACTGGCAAACATACTATGGCTCCAATGACGAACTCAAAAAAGACGTCGAAACATTAGGCTCAGACAAATTTATCCGTGAAATATTACATTACTGCAATAGTAAGGCACAAACATCATACTTAGAAGCGAAAGAACAATTTGACCGTAAGGTATTGGAAACAACCGACTATTACAATGGACAGATCAGCGTTCGCGTACACGGCTCCCACATAATAAACAAATTTTAAATCGGCAACCGCCTAATAATTTTTAAACTACTGAAAAAGCTCGCACCGGCAAGATGATTAGGTGCCTGAATCCGTTCTGATGTGAGACGGTAGGAAATTCCGAGCAGTAGCGGAGACATGATTGCCACTACCCTGATGATGTCAGGACGAAGCGTTAGACTTGAAAAACGCTGGCATGTGTATGTACAGTCAAAAAGAGTAGGCACTGCTGAGTCATTGCAACCTACAAGAATCTCTGCGTTCATCTATCAGCAATGAGATTTTGCGTTATATAGGACTACGTAAAAGGGTACAGCGTAACCGCCCTTGCTAGTAATAGTTGTAGCGATAGATTACGATAATGGGCCTCAGACATGTTCTGTTTTCATTATTTCACTTTTGCCCTTAACAGGGCAAAGTACGATTGCAAAACCTTGACATGTATCTCCCTTTAAACTATTCTATTAGAACAGTTAAGATAGAATTAAAAGAATTAAGTTTTATTAGCGTAAGCGTGTAAAACATAATTCTAGTTGTTCTTGAACAACTTAAAACTGACCCTGTGTTAAAGTATCTTTGGGCTTAACACCACGATCTAAACTTATCTTATCTTTAAGTATCTTCACGAATATTAAACGCTCGTCATTACTTAGATGCCATAACTGATCATAACTCTGTCCTGAGTATATTGCCAGTGTTGCTATGTCTTCGATTATGGCTTTTGTCTCTTTTTCAAGACCTGCTAACAACTTCATAATTTCAGGCCCTGACTTCAGAGACAAAAGCCTCATGCGAAAAAAGTTGTAGGATTCAGGTCAATTGTTGAAGTATATACTTTGTTGCATTTCTGACACTGTACATTGAACTCTTTACTGACACCAACTTTATTAGTGTTCATAATAGAAGTTTCCAACTTTGTGTATTCTGGCTTGCTGAGATCACGTACCCATTCCTCTATCATTTTTCTATCTGAAACCACAGAGCCGTCGGGTAACAGTACAGTATCTATACTAGACGATACAACATTAATGCTTTCGTTGGTCAGCGTCTCGTAGCTTTTAGTTAACAGCGCCACTTTTTCTCGTTCAGGCAAATTTTGTTGTTCTGCAAGCTGCAATCCTCGAATCTGTTCGTATTGTACCCAGTTGAGACTTAATAGATGTTTTACCGTGATTGGTTTAGTGAATATTTTAATTCCAGATTCGTGTTCTATAGGCGGGTTATCTTCTAACACTGTGATGCTGCCGATTAAGTGATTTAAATCTACACTGACTTCGTTGATTGCTTTTTCGTCGCAGTCACACTGAGTGGTTACATCTAGCTTGTCACCGTAGGTACAACGTTTAATAGCAACTAAAATTGCATCCAAGTCTATACTGGGCATGTTGATAGGATCGGTGATAGTGGGCGCACAACTGCTGATCAACTGCGTTAGTGCATTGCCGTTTAACAAACTGTCTGCATTTTTTAACAGTAATTCATCTTTGGCAGTTAAAGGATACACCGGTATTTCTCCCATGTCATTTAATTCTGCGGGTTTAACATCGTAGAATTTTCCCATACTGGGTAATTTAATGTATATACCTGGCTTCCTAAAGAAGGCTTTCAAAGGATTTGATAGGTGCTGATTTTCCATAGTTTTCTCCAACTAAATATTGATATGAATATTATATTCTTATTTATGTGCGTATTTAATGGCTGACACTACCACTATACAAGGCGTTTATCCAGACGGTTCACCATTCAAATTTAGTTTGGATGGGCTTGCCACTCAGAATCAATTAGAACGATTGATCAAGTTAACCGCGGTCATGGCCAAGCGTGACAGTAAAAATGATCCCGGCGAAAAAGAACGAATAGAACTTTTGGAAAAGGGCAACAAGCAATACAAGCAATACAATAAGAACTTAAACGAAGTCAATGACGGCATGGATTCTTTTGAATCCTCACTGCAAAAAGCCAGCACAGTTACGTCATTGTTCAAAGGACACATGTTCAGTGCTATACGAGCATTGGATACTCCCATGGCCAAGCTGGCAGCGGGCATGGGCGGTTTAGTTGCTGGATTTGTAAATTATGCAGATGACCTTAGACCCGCACTGCAACGTGGTATCAGTGGCGGTGTTCTGGATTTTGCGGTAACTGCTAAGTCAGCTGGACTAACTCTAAGTGATTTCAACAAAGCTCTAACTGCCACAGGCGGTACATTTTCACAGCTGGGCGATGGTGCGTCACAGGGTGCACGTAACTTTGGTACATTGATTAACAGTGTGCGTGGTGCCACAGCCAGTGTGGGTAATCTAGGCATGAGCAACGAACAACTGGCAGAATTTACAGCACAACAGTTAAAAGCGTCAGTTCAACAGGGTCTAAAAGGCAGGCAAGCACAGGATGCAGTTATCAGAACATCCAAAGTTCTAGGCGATGAATTTGATAATTTGGCGAATAGAACAGGTAAAACCATTCAGGAAATGGCAGACGCTGCCATTAAGTTAGTCAATGACCCCACGGTTAATAGCTTTTTAGCCGCTCTAGGCACAGGCGGCGATCGAGCCAGTGCTGCCATGCAAGCTGTGGGTGCGAACATGACGGCATTGTTTGGAAAAACCGGTGAAAAGCTAGCCAATGAAGCGGCACAGGCCGCGGCATCTGGACTGCCACTGACATTCAATGAAATGGGTAGATCTATTGCTGGTCTAGCACCTAGCTTATACAATGAAGTAGAACGACAAATGAGCAGAGCTGCTCAGGGATTTACACCCAGCGAAGAGGATAGACAGCGAATGCGCGAATCCGCACTGGAAGCAGAACGCACCATGGGCGAACAGCTACGTGTATATTCCACGTCTAAAGACGCCGCAGGCCAGGCTGCCAGAGAAATTCTAGCCATGGCCCAGGAAGCTAGAGCATATAATTCAGAAGCTAATGTAGAAAAACGTACACGAGAAAAAGCGGCACAGGACTTTAACACAGAAGTCAATAAGTTAAGTGCAAACATGAATCAATTAATGGTGCCATTCTTGCAGTTATTAAACGGTATTGACTGGACATTTATGTTCCAAGTGTTGAATGGTTTTGCTGCCACAGTTAAAACATTATTAACTCCCTTGGAATGGCTGGGTAAGTTGCTGGGAGCCACCGGTCTGGGAACAGTTGTAGGTGGGTTCCTAGGATTACTAACAGTGGGAACATTGTTGGTATCTGGATTTGGATTATTGGCCAATGGCGTAAAAGGGTTAGTGGGTGTAATTACCACTGCAATTACAAGAATAGGTTTGATAAATGGTGCAATGGGCACCGGCAAAGTTGGTCCAGCAGCAGCGGGTGTCGCAGCTACAAACACAACATCTAGAACTGGTTTTGCCGGTCTTGCAGACAAAGAACGAGATGTTGCCGCCAGACTGGCCAGTGAACGCGATGCAAGAATAGCACGGGCACAGGAGTTGCGTAAACAGCGTCCCGAGTTAACTGCCGCACAGGCTATGAGTATGTCTCAGCAAGAACAATTAACAGCAAATCAAGGACCTCAACCAAAGCAGTTATCACAAACAGAATCTAAACTTGCCAAGGCAGGAAATACAGTAGAAAAATTTGCAGGAGCCATTGCCGGCGTAACAGTAGCACTGACTGGTACGGCCATGACCATTGCCGGAGAAGCACTACTACGTGAAAATGCAAACAGCGCGCTGGGTGAATTTTTAGTTAAATGGGGCGGCGTGGTCAGCGTATTTGGTACAGTAACTGGACTATTGTTACAGCTAGCACCTGTGATCACAGGTGCTATTAGCACAGTTTCTGCTTATATGGCATTACATGGTGGTGCTATACCGGCACTAACAGCATTTATAGCAAATCTATGGGCATCTAGTAAAGCTCTAGGCACAGGATTTTTAACTATATTGGGTAGATTAGGCGCTGGCCTTGCCAGCGCGGCCAGCTTATTATTACCTGTTTTAGCAACTTTGGGTACAGCACTAGCGGGCGCAGCCACTGTAGTAGGTGGATTTTTAGTGGCCGCTGCACCAGTTATAGCAGTTGTTGCGGGCATAGCCGCTGTGGGTTATCTATTATATAAATCTTTTGATTATCTTGCAGCCGGCATAAAGTGGCTGGCAGGTGGTATCTATGATGGCGTTAACGCTTTATGGGGTGCAATCACAAAGCCATTTACCGCATTATGGGACTGGCTAAAGAGTAGTTGGTTGGGCAAAAAGTTATTTGGTGATTCTGCAGATACAAAAACAGTAGAATCCAAAAAGGTATCATTGAATGGCAATGTAATGACACTGGATCAGGCCAATGGAGCCAAGGCAGCACTGCGTTATGGCAATGCCAATGATATGTCTGACCAAGGTATCAATGATACATTAGTCAATGCACAGACTTCTGCGCTGGATCAGAAATCAATGAAGGAAAATGAAAATACTAAACAATTGATAGCATTGAATAGAAACATGGAATCATTAATAGAAAGCAGTGACGCTAACCTAAGTGTAAACGGTAAAAATGCCAGTATCAATGACGCCAATGGTAGGTATATACGTAATAAATCGTTGTACGGAACTGCATAATAACCATAAATAACAAACAGGATAAAATAAATGAGTTGGCGAAAACACTTTCAGATACCACAAACTGCAAACGAGATAGCGGGCAATAAACGCGGCCAATCTCAGCATGCAGGTTCAAGTAACAAATTCAGTAGTTGGTTAAAAGACGTCTATACAGGCGCCCCCAACAGAGTAGATAGATATCTGCAATATGAGATCATGGACAATGACAGTGAAGTCAATGCAGCCATAGACACTATTGCAGAGTTTTGTACACAATTTGATCATGAAAGTAATTTGCCCTTTAGCATAGAGCATTTTACTGAACCCACAGATGCAGAAGTAAACGTTCTTAATCGCAGCCTGCGACAGTGGTGTATGATTAATTCATGGAACAAACGAGTATGGCGTATGTTCAGAAACTCACTGAAATACGGTGATCAATTCTTTATTCGTGATCCTGAAACCTATGAATTGTACTATGTCAATGCACAAGACGTAAGCAAGTTAATTATCAACGAAGCCAAGGGCAGAGAAATAGAACAGTATATTCTTAAGAATATCAGTTTGGACGTAATGAATAAAGTTGCGTCTGAACCTTTGATCACAGATCAAAATTATGGACCAACACAGTTCAATAAAAATGCATTTACTCAGTTTGCCACAGCCAACGGAAACCAGGGCAATGCAAATAATGTGGAAACTCCGGTTAGTGCAAACCACGTAGTGCATCTAAGTCTCAGTGAAGGCATGGATACTAATTATCCTTTTGGTGTTAGTATACTGGAAAGTATCTATAAAGTATTCCAACAAAAATCATTGTTAGAAGACAGTATCATTATCTATCGCGTACAACGTGCTCCAGAACGCAGAGTATTTTACATTGACGTAGGTAACATGCCAGCTAACATGGCTATGAGCTTTGTTGAGCGAGTAAAAAATGAGATACATCAACGTCGTATTCCCAGCAGAACCGGCGGTGGAACTAGTATGATGGACGCCAGTTATAACCCACTAAGCATGTTAGAGGACTATTTCTTTGCTCAAACCGCAGAAGGTCGTGGGTCAAAAGTTGAAGTATTACCTGGCGGTGATAATCTGGGACAGATTGACGACTTAAAATATTTTACTAATAAATTAATGCGAGCACTGCGTATCCCCAGCAGTTATCTACCTACTGGTCCAGATGACGGCACTGCGGTGTTTAATGACGGTAGAGTAGGTACTGCGTTTATCCAAGAGTATCGTTTTAACAAGTATTGTCAGCGTTTACAAAACTTGGTTATTGATCCCTTGGACAATGAATTTAAAATGTTCTTGAAGAAAAAGGGCATAGAACTTGATACCAGTACTTTTAAACTTCAATTCTTGCCACCGCAAAGTTTCAGCGAATATCGTGACATTGAGATTAATAATGCAAGAGCCGCAGTATTTGGACAACTTGCAGAAGTTAATTACCTAAGTAGGCGTTTCGTTCTTAAGAAATATTTAGGATTAACTGATGAGGAAATTGTTGAAAATGAAACAATGTGGACTCAGGAAAATCCAGAAGCAGGTATACCAGCACCAGCCAGTGGCGATGGTATGTCCGGTGATCTAAGCAGTGTAGGTATTGAAAGACCCACTGACGATGACATGGGGCAGATTGCAGGTATAGAAGCTGCGGAACCTGCACCAGAAGAAGGCAGTCAGGTAAATACTGGAGCGGCAAGTCCATTAGGATCACCGCCAGCACCAGGAGCTCCGGCATGAAATTAATGGAAGTTAAAGAAGGTTTCGTAGATATACAGTCTGACGAATTCCATAAACAAAGTAAAATGGATACTAGGCGCCCACGTTTAACTTTATTGCATTTAAGTAAATTAAGAAAAATGCGTGAAATTCGTAACATGGAAATGGAACAAAGAAAAGACATGTACGCTACAATTTACGCTAGACCTCCGGCAGCCATGTAATTGGGTACATACTTAATCAAGTTTCCTGATAGAAAACTGCGTTTTTAACTCTATTTCTCCTAGTATTTGTAATATATCTGTAAATATACTACAGACTTATACTTTTGGCCAAAAAGGAGAAAACCGAATGTCTAAACATACACTAGAACAA